TTATACTGAAGAAGATTTAATTGAAGAAATTAAAAATCATATTGATATGGCCAATATACAAATGATACAATAGTGTTGTAAAAATACAACAGTTTCTCAGGTACCCAAAATTTGACAATAAATGGGTATGGTGCTATAATACTTGTATGACTAGAAAACGAAGACAAGACCGCAATCACGCTATTTACTGTATCACTAATAAAGTGACCAGTGAGCAGTATGTTGGCATCGCTGTTATCAGCACTACAGCCAATCAAGCACTAAAAGTTCGTATCCGTAAGCACATTCAACGTGCAAAAACTGAGACCAAGTCTTGGGCATTGTGCGAATCGATTCGTACTTATGGCAATGAAGCTTTTGAGTATGGTTTGCTCGAAATAGTTCGTGGTCGTAAACCAGCTCACAGCCGTGAAAGAGAATTAATTGGCCAGTATAATCCGGCCTTAAATACATTCTAATAGAGTTGTTGGAAAAGAGAATAAGAATGAGTGATAAAATTAAAAAAATAATTAGTGAAGTAAAAACAGATGTTAGTGGTAAATGGGTGAGTGTTGATGAATTGGAAAATTATACAAAAACGGTAATTGATGAATGTTTATCGGTAATTAAACAAACACCCACTAATAATGCATATACGACTTTTGATTTAGATATGATAAAAGGTACTATTGCAAAAAGTGTAGCCACGGTTAAACAATATTTTTATGAAACAAAATAAAGAGGCAATAATCCATAGTATGTGTCTAACACATAGACACGATTATGGGTTACGCAAGATTGAAGGTGATCCACCCTGGATAGCAGGTATGACAGAAGAGGATGCCAAAATGCTTTACAAAACGATGGAACAGATATATAATAACGATATAGAACCTTTTATGGAGTTAAAAAATGCATCTAAGCAAAGTAAACGAAACACTTAGCCATCGTATCTGTAGTGGTAGTGAATATGGATGGAAATGTTATCCTGATAGTAGATACCTAGATTACGAAAGTGATTTTGCATATGTATCAGTGATTTATAGTACCATCAATCAAACAGTTTATCAGGCTGAAGTTTCTGTTAAACGTGAAGCGTGGGACGAAGATAAAAAGCCATATCGTTGGTTGAATCCTGAATATCAAAATGCGTTCTACAAAGAGTCAAAGAAACGTAACGTTGATCCTAATCAGGCTTGGGATGACGTAAAGTGGATTGATTTAGAAGTTGAATCAGATTGGCTCGAAAAAGCAAAAGCAATATTTAATGGTCTAGACTTTGACGGCAGGGTTCAAGTAGAATTAGACCTTAAGGATGATGAGATTTTAAAATTCGCACTAGAAGCACATAAACGTGATATTACACTAAATAAATTAGTAGAGATTGTTTTACAGGAAGCTATTGACAAACATAAAGTCAACGAAACACTTGAGTAAAACGTTATATCTATATAGGAGAATCTTTATGAAAAAAATTCTAGTAGCGTTATCACTTTTAGCCTTAACAGGCACTGCAATGGCACAACATTGGAACCATCAATGGAACCATTATCACAGACACCATGGATATATTCACGGTGGTGGAAATGGTAACTGGGTAGCACCTTTGATTATTGGCGGTGTTGTCGGTGCCGCTATTGTAAACAACCGTAGACAAGAAACAATTGTCCTTCAACAACCTCCTGTTTATGTACATCGCCAAGCTGTTTGTACTGAATGGAAAGAGATTCAAACCCCTGAGGGTACTATCTATAGAGAGCGTACCTGCACTCAGTAACCAAAACACTTGTTTAATATTGTTCATTGTGCTATCATATAGTATATGAACAATATTTTTTATGGTATTTTCTCGTGGATCAAGGATGATTACAAAACTCATACATTACGCTTTTGTCTTGAGGTCCTTGCTTGGGCTTTATCTATTGGTTGTAGTATCACTATGGCCGTCACTGTGCCCAATCCTCCCCTTCTTGCCTTGTACCCCCTCTGGATTGCAGGTTGTGCTATATATGCTTGGTGTGCTTATAGTAGGCGTTCCTTTGGTATGTTGGCTAATTATGTCTTGCTTACCACAATCGACACACTTGGATTAGTAAGAATGTTATGGTAAAACTACTGACAACTTATCAAACGGGTATTGAAGATACTAACAAGACCGCTAAAATTTTCTTTGATACAAAAAACAATGAATACACTGTTAGCGTAAAAAATGATATGGGAACATCGTTTACTACACAATTTGAAACATTAGAAAAAGCTGAACTATTTGCACAAGGATGGATTAATGAACACACCGACACTACTAACTGAGTCATCTACCAAAGATTGGGATGATGCTAAATGGGATGAATTTCATAACTGGCTAAAGGGTATGTTAAAGATCGGCCCGGCAACAGTTACCTTTATTAAAAAAGATGGCACTGAACGGGTAATGAATTGCACATTGCAAGCTGAACAACTACCGGTAGTTGAATTAAAAGAAGATAGTAAACCTCGTAAAGAAAGTACCACATCATTGCGTGTATTTGATTTAGAGAAAACTGAATGGAGAAGTTTTACTCTTAAGTCAGTTACCCGTATCCAATTCACTATTGAAGGTATTGACAATAAATAAGGGTTCTGTTATAATACTAGTATTATGAAAAAAGAACTACTATCATTCACCATCAAAGAGCCCAAACATCGGGCCCACAAAGTGTTGTTTTGTAGCAACACTCCATTCAAACCTAAGGTCGTGAAGCCAAAGATTGGCTATCAACGTAAGCCTAAACATCCAAAATTTGACAATAATTCCACTATCTGATACAATACTTGTATTGAAACTAAAGGAGTTATATGACCAAAGAATTTAACAAAGACCTTCTCTGTAAGGATTGTAAGAATGTTCAGGCTAGCTTTATGTCTAGGCTGACTAATTTTACTTATGGGTTCAAATGCACCCTTCCCGAGAGCTGGAACGAACCCGAATTTGATCCGGTAGTAGGAGAGACCAAAGAAGGATATTTTCATACTGCTGGATTAATGCGTAGCACCTATGAAGCCTGTGGCCCTGATGCTAAAAAATGGGTACCCTCAAGCACAAAAAAAGTCTTTTTGTACTTGAAAAAAGGTTGACAATAAATCACTTTGGGTATATAATAGAATCTTAGACAGTCAAATAAAGGAAACAAAATGGCTTATATGAATCAGGAACGCAAAGCAAAAATTACTAAAATGCTTAAGCCAATCTTGGCTAAGTACAAAGTTAAAGGTTCGCTAAGTGTTCGCAATCATAGTACTATTGTATTAACGCTCAAATCGGGCGCTATTGACTTTATTGGCAATAGCAATCGTGTTTGCGGTAATGATTTTTATCAGGTACAACGTGGCTTCAAACCTACTACAAGTGGTTACGATCAGGTGAATCCTTACTGGTTCCAGGATCACTATGACGGTGATGCTAAGGCTTTCTTAACTGAAGCATTCAAGGCATTGAAATCGGCCGACTGGTATGACGAATCCAATGCAATGATAGATTACTTTAACACGGCATACTATGTTGATGTTAATATTGGCAAATGGAACACACCTTATATTTTGGAGAAATAAAATGAACAGTTATTGGGTAATGGTAAAGTGGAAAGATGAACCGGGTGCAGGATTTTCCCGAGCATATATCAATGCGGACAATCCATTTGCGGCAATTCAAATGGCAAGATCAATGTATGGCAGGTTGTTGATTAGTGAATCAGCAAATCCAGCTTAATCGAATAATGGGCAACACAATGGTTGACAACAAATGGCTATTGTGTTATCATTATAACAGTGCTGTGAATTTAGCGGCACATTTTTTAAACTTAGCTTTTATTTAAAGGAAACACAATGGCTAATTCTAATCAAACTTTCAAAGTCGCCGGTATTACTATTCACAATGGTAACGCTAAAGTTCGTTTTACTGATGATATGGTTCGCCGTATCAAGCAATTCTCTAAAGGTGGTGCAACACGCATTGACTTGGTAGAGTTGCCTTCAGAAATGACTAAGCTTGAGGCACTTACATATTTGTCATTTCACGCTGACTTCCAGTCTGCCGCTGATCAGGCAACTATTGCTGATAGTATCGCAGATAAATCTAAATCAACTGGTGAAGTTAAAGTTAAGAAAACTAAGCCAAGCTTGGATGCTATTAAGGCACGTGCTAAAAAATCACAAGTGTCCGCAGAAGATGTATTATCTGCTATCAGTGAGTAAATAACAGGGCTTCGGCCCTTTCTAATTATGAATCTATCTACATTCCGTCGCTCGTTTAACCCTCGTAGAGAGTTTAACCCTGCAGATAAAAAAGATTTGCTAGAATTTAAATTCTTTAAGAAGAATGGTAAATGGAAGAATGGTTGTCCATTCTATTTAGAAGATCCGTTTGTTGAGATTCCGGCAATGTGTGAAAGTAAATTCACTAACTATATGCTAGCAAAGATGTGATAAGAAAAGCCCCTTAACTGGGGCTTTTTTATGGGTTATTAACTGACTTTATGATCCAAAAGTCGCCACTCATAGAAGTGTCCTTAATTACACTAAATGGCATATAGAAGTAACCTTTGTCACCCCAATTAGTGCCCCAGCTATTACGTACAATAAAATATTCGTTAGCTTTATCGTACCCAACAAGTAGTACAGCGTGACCACCTATTAGTTTTTCTTTTCTTTTATTTGGATAAGGCATATAACCTGTTTTTGCAACAGTCTTGCTCTCAAAACTACTGTAAACGTGAAATCCTATAATAACAGGATAACCATTTGACAATGCGTCAATACATCCGTTGAAGTTCTCTACACGCTGGTATAGTGTTACTTTACGTTTTACTGCATCTTTTACAGCTTCATTTATCGGACTAGTTTTGAATCTAGCTATATTATATGGCCATAACTTTTCTAATGGCGCTCCATATTTGTTTGTAGCTTTAATTCCATCACGTATGTACGCACCGCTATCATAGTTGATAGTACCCATTATCATTCGTTCGTAATAATAGATAAACAATCTACTGATATCAGTTTGCTTCTTGTTACGTTTGTTTAACAATTCAATTGCACCGGCAATTGCTTGACCGGTACAACTTCCTAGACTACCCTGATTCTCTACCGAAGTACAGTGTGGTCTTAAATCAACTCTGTTACTTGAACGATTAGTTAAAGTATACTTATAATCTCTAGTGTCAACCTTATCTGGAACCCAATGATACTTAGATATAGTTATTTTTTCTGGTTTAACTTTAACCGGCTCTGGTTTATTAAAGGTATGATCCTGACTAACATCTATTATAGTTCTAGGATCTTGTTTCATTTAAATTGATGTTACAGTATTAGTAAACGTACTAGTTGCACCGGTCAATGATGATGTTGCCGCTGTAAATGATGGAGTGCCGGCAGTCAATGTAGTAGTAGCGGTAGACCACGCAGACAAATCAGCTTGTGGCATTGTTGGTATACTATAAGTGAAACTTATTCCACTAGCAGTGTATGTTCCAGTTAACGTACCATCACCCGGTACTTTAAGCATTAAGATTTGATTATTACTACCACTAGTAGGTCTTATGTAGCCGCCTGCAACTATATTATCTGAACTATCTATTGTAATAGAATTCAAACTTACCGTATGAGATGTTGCACTTAATTCTCGTTGCCATAATAAATTACCGCTGGTATTATATTTTAGAATATAAGTACTACCTGTTGTATATATATTTCCTGAACTATCT